TTCCCTTTCTAACTTAACCTCTAATATCTCTCCTTCAAGTACTCTAATGTCAGGGAACACATAATTGTTTTGATTGTATCTTATTCCTTGTATCTCGTTCTCTGTATCTGTTATTCTTCCCTCTAAATGTGTGTACAGTAATACCGCACTACCAACAAGTATGACTATCTGTATAAGCCATTTTATGTTTATAGATATTCCTGCATCGTCATTTAATTTAGGTAGATTTTCCCCCATTAATCTTGCCTTTCAAGTAATAGAATAATTCCTTTCCTAATAGACCAAAGAAACCACCGACAAGACCAACTAATGCGGCTTGTGCTACTCCCATAATAGTTACAGTTGATAGGGCAGTAAATACAAAGCCACTAATGAATGATATTTTATTGTCAAGTGTCATAGTTTTATTGTTCTGTAATTACCTCTTCCCAATTTAAAGACTCCTCATTCCAAATGTAATTTTTATCATCACTTGGGTAAGGTATTGGAGATCGCCATAGACAAGTATCTTCGTTTAATGTCCAACTATTAAATGGTTGAGGCGGAATAAAAGCATCTATGTTAGAATCATAACTAAAACCAACAGATGCAAAATTCTTTCTCAAAGCATAAGATTGGTCTTCACTTGGCTCGTTTGAATTAGGATAATAATAAACACCACCTATTGTGTTATAAGATGTTTGAATCCAAGTATCATTGTTTTTAGATATAAAATCTATAAAATCCTGTTCAGCTACTATAACTTGTGTAACTATTCCGTTTTCTATTTTTGCGTAATGTGACATAGTTTAAGATGTGTAAGTTCCACTTGAATTAAAAGTTAATATAGTGTAATCGCCACTTGTTGTTATAGATGGAGAACCTGTATAAGTTCCTGTATAGTTTTCAGTAAGTAATCTTAAAATAACAACTCCTGAACCTCCTGCTGCTCCTGACCTTGTAACATTATAATTTGCAGCACCACCGCCACCACCGCCTGTGTTTGGGGCTCCTGCAGTAGCATCTAAATAATTACCATAATAAGAGGAAGCGTTGGCTGCATTACCACCTCCACCATTACCTCCTGGTGTAGCACCATCTGCATTATAAAAATATACCGCTCCTGCTCCACCACCGCCTCTAAAAACAGCAGAACCACTAATAGTGCTTGATATTCCAACACCACCATATCCTGTAAATTGTATACTCGCATTACTTGCACCACCTGAACCCCCTGCTCCACCACCTCCTGTGGCATTAGGGCCTGCAGCGTGATAATAACCTCCATTTGTTCCTTGACCAGCAGTACCAAGACCCCTTCCGCTATAATTATAATCTTTTGCTCCACCACCACTACCGCCATTACCTCCTACACCATCACAACCTTGAGCTCCTTTACCGCCACCTATAGCTTGGATTGTATCTAATCCTGTTGCTGATATTGTGGTATCAGTCCCATTTGCATTAACAGCACCTCCCGAACCTATTGTTATTGTTAAAACAGTTCCCGATGACGAAGATATTGGGTCTAATATTGTAGAATTTGCACCCGATTTTTCAGAACCTGCTCCTGCCCAAGAAGATAAATAACCTCCTGCACCGCCTCCACCTCCTGGGCCACCGCAACCAATACCGCCGCCGCCTCCACCGCCTGCAATAGCAAGGAAAAATATTTCAGTACCTCCTGCGCCACCTGTGTTTATTATTCTTTTATTTAGAGACATAATTTTTTATTATAAAGTTATTGGGAAAGTAACTGCTGATTTTTTTGTAGTTAAAGCATTTATTTCAGCTTCAATATCATTTGATTTGCTTCTTACATTTGCTCTTTCATCTTTAACAGATTGAGGTGTAGCCTCTCCGCTATCAACTTCACGAATTATATACCAATCAGTTTTAGATAGTTTTTCACTTGCTTTAGATTTTAACTCACTAATTTTTATTTCTTTTAATTGAGCTAAAGATTCTTTTATTGGTTTGTCAATAACATCGTAAGTAAAAACATCCCCATCTAAATGTAGGTTTGTTAATTCTTGCGTTAATTCATCGTAAAAAGGTATTACTACATCTTTGAATCCTAAAGCAGAACCATCTCCTATGTTAAGGTGTAATCCGTTATCATCTGACCAAGTCTTAGGAACTGTGCTAAATGATTTAATTTCTCCGTTTAATAATATTGCTTTCATAATTATACTGCTTCTTGTGAAATTGTTATCCAATAATCTGCTGCTCCTACTACCAAGATTTGAAACAAGTTTGAAACTGTTCCATCATATTCTCCTGCAGCTATTTTAGTTCCTGTAGGGAATGTTAATACCGCTGCTCCACCGCCTGTTAATACAAAGTCTTTAACCATTCCAATCTCTGCATTTGAGAAAGTAAATGTAGTGTTTGTTGAAATTGTCTTAGTAAATACTTGAGCTGAACTAAAATCTAAGTCAGTCGCTGCTACTGCTGCTGATGTAGTGTACTCTGTACCTAACTTAGCATAAGTAATAGAATCATTTGCTACTCCTGCACCGCTATATAGGTCAGTAAAGTTTAAATTCGCTTTGTTAAAAGCATTTCTTAAAGGATCCCCTGTACCATCGTTTGGAGATGTTCCTATGTTAATTGTTTGTTGTGCCATTTTTCTTTTTTATTTTAATATTGAGTTTGGTCTGATGTATATTGATTTGTATCCGCTAAAACTAATGTAGTATCTGCTCTGAAAGTACTGCCATCTGCATCAGAAGGATAGATAATACCCCATCCATTCGCAGCGTTCACTTCTCCAAACCAACTACTTTCGTAACTTTTCCCCCAACTTATATTGTTTGCCATCTTTTATTTTCTTTAAATAAGCTTCTAACTTTATTATATTACTCTTTTTAGGCTTATATGTTTTAATTTCCTTTTGTTCCATTACAGCACCCAAGAATGAAAGTTTACATCACGATCTGGATACATCTCGCCATTAGTAGACTCATTATACTCTGGATAGTCTTGGCTATAGAATCCCATAAAATCAACAAACCTACGAGTATAAAACTCTGCGGTTTCTGTTACCCTATTTAACATAGAATTTAACTCTTCAACAGATATAGTCTCAGCATTTTCACTTCGGTGTTTGAATACACCTCCGTTACTAACTTGATACATAGCAAAGGGCAAATAAGCACTTTGCGTAAACCAAACAAGCATAGGCTTGATGTATATATCAATCAAATTCTTATACTTAACATTAGCAACATCATTAATATCACCAGACAATACTAAAGCTTGTAATCTATTATATAATTTACCTCCTAAGTAATTTTGAATGTGAGTGTCTTGTGCTACTTCAATGAATTGTATCAATTTATCAGCATCAACATTCCCATCAATGATTGATTTCCTTTTTAGGTCGTTTATTGTTATAAAAAGTGCCTTTTCTGCCATATTTACTTAGTTTTAGGATATGCACCTCTATTCGGCATATCAGTAGGTCTTACTGGTACTTCTTTAGGGTTTGTAGGCTCGTTAAAACCATCTTTTACAGCATCTGATGCCTCTACTTCCGTATCAGCACTTACTTTCTTCTTATAAACCCTTCTTTCCCAGAAATGGTGACAATTTACTCCTCCTTTAAACTTAAATAAAGAGTAGTTTTGACCATTGTGACCTAATTCTTTGTTTAATCCTCTAAACGACATCTGTGAGATGTCTTCTTTTCTAAATACAATCTCTTTCTTAGTCAAAGACTCTAATTGCATACAGAATTTACGGCTATTCTTAGACTCTCTAACAGGAGAATAAGCATATCTAACCTTATACCCCGAATTGTCTTGAGAAGAGCGTGCAGACGCCTTAGAATCGCTCTCTGTAACTGCTAAAGCCGTCAAATCAAACTCTTCATTGTCGTTAGTTACTTCTTCAGAATGTACAAGCTCCCAGTCAGAGCTAATTACCTCTCCCATCTCTTCTAACTGAGCGTATAAGTCATCACCTTCATCATCAGAGAAGTCTAATTTAGCCTGGGAAGATAATTTCTCCCCAGTCTCTTCTTCTCTCTTAACTTTAGTAGATATATTCTCTAATTCTGTAAACTCTATTGGTTGTAATGTTACAAAGTATAGGTTTAAGAAGATATTGTTGAATTGCAGTATCTCTTCCAAGCCATCTAAAATGGCTTGTTGGAATGGTCTAATAACAATATTATCCATAAGGATAGAAGCAGTTCTTAATTCTTCTGCATTGTTACCAAAACCAGTATTATCTTTAATACCTAAAAGGATTGGAGATACAATACCGTGACCAAGCATAATCTTCTCTCTACTCTCATCAGCTAAGAACTGATACTGAGCGTGAGCATCTGGCAAATGTATTGGCTCTAAGTCAGCCTTTGATTCAGCAGACTCATTAAATGTAAGGATAAACTTACCAGCATTAGAAGAGCCACTAAACTTATCCATTATCTTTCTTTCAATTAACTCTTGAGTTTCCTCATTAGGAACACCATTATTAAAGTTAATCAGTAAAGATGGCTGTAAGCCATTCTTTATGTTATTGATGTGGTAGTTAGATACCTCTTCTTCAAGTGAGCAGTACTGTAAACATCCATTATAATCTACAGGGGCATAGTAATAGAAACCAGATCTGTAAGGCTTTAATACATAAAGCTCTATTTGGTCTGATTTACTACCGCAACCAAAAGTAGGTATTCTCTTAGGATTGTCAGAAGGCTTTATCTCAGCCCATTTAGGGTGATAGTAATAAGCATTAATCTTACCATCTTTAGCCTTCTCAGCTCTCAATGTTTCCATTGGAAAGTGTAGTACTTTTACTATACTTGTCTTTTGTTTGTTGTATACTACTTGAATTGCAGCTTGACCAAGCATCTTATAGTCATTAGCTACCCTCTTAATCTCTCTTGATTTAAGAAGCATCTTCATTTTAGTGTACATCTCTGGCTTGATTGCAGAGTCCGTGGCTTCAAGGCCACGGCCATATATCATATCAACAATACCATTAATACAACGAGCATTGGTAGGACTACCTAAATACTTGTCTATTAAGTTGTCAAAGTAGTCATTGTCTTCGCCATATTGAACCCAATCTTTACCATAAACCTCCTTAACGGTTGGTGTTTGGTATCCAGATAAGTTTACGATCCTTGTAGAACCTTGCACTTTCTGTTTTGGCTGTATTGTTACGTTTCTGTGTTTCATATTATAATACTATATATTCATCATCACCATTACCAACGTATTCATTGTATTTGTTAGTATTTATAGTGTGAACAATCTCATCGTCAGTTTGGCTTGTTACATAAGCCTTATCTCTGTAAAATAAAGAGCCTCCTTTAGTAAACTCTAAATAATATGCGTTTTCCTCAGATAGTATACTAAATGCAATATCCATATATACGAAATTACTATTGCTATCTGGAATTGTCGCTTCAATATCTGTAATAGTCTCAGACTTGTTTGTACCATCCTCTGTTATTGTCAAACTAACATTAGTAAATGATGCAGCTACAGTTGGAAATTCCCTTGGAATAACTGCAATTGTTTGAGCATCTGTACTTGGTAGTAATCTTATCATAATATGATAACTGAAAAGTATGTTTTTTGTTTTAAATAGAAAAGGAGGGCATAAGCCCTCCCCCTTTCTATGTTTAAGAGTACTGTGTTTAAGAACCAGCTACTACAGTAAATCCAACTGCTGTAGGAGTATCTCCTAAGAAGTTAGCAGGAACTCTTTCCATTCCTGTAAGCGTTAAAGTGTATCCGCTTAATTCATTCATAGCACCACCAGTAACGATAGTACCTCCAGTTACATCCATTCCGTGTTCTAATCCAGCTAAGAAGTAGTTTCCGTTGTAATCTTCAACGATAACTTGTGGTCTTCCATATGCTAATAATTTTAACTCTTTGTGGTCAGCTACACTTAATTTCTTTAAAGTGATTTCTAATACTTGCTCAAAAGCAGTAGTACCAGTAGCTCTGTCTGATTGGATGTTTTGTGTGAATGTTGAAGTTCCTTTAATGTCATATTTATATGCACTTGGAGTTCCAGCAATCGCATCAATAACATCAGTATTGGTAACATCATAAGTGATGGCACCTAAGTCTCCAAAGTTTACAAAGTAAATGGCATTTAAACCACCTACTGAATCTTTACAAGGCTCAATTCTTCCTAATGATAAATCGCAGGCCATATGTTTTTATGTTTTATTGGTTAATTAAAAAAGGGTAGGCAGGCTTTTACGGCTTACCTACCCTTTTGTTTTTATTTAAGTGTTACTTATGCAGGAGTGTAAAGAACGATGTCTGAACCGATTCCGTATTGTACACCAGCTGTCAGCCTCATTACGATTCTCACGTTCTGAGATCCGTCAATGTCTGCCATATCAATAACTTTTACTTCGTTGTGGTCAGATAATAAACCAGTACCAAAGTATAAGTTAGATTTTTCAGCAGCTACGATGTAGTTGCTTCCAAGTCCGTTAGCAACAAAGATTTTAACTCCGTCAAAAGAAAGAGAACCGTTGTTCCACCATTGAGTACCTTGTGCGTTTGTACCAGCAGCACCTAATCCAGAAGCTCCGAATCCACCTAATGCTCTAACGTATGCTCTTGCTACGTTTTGAGATACATATAAGTATAAGTCTTCTTTTCCGTATAATGTAGCAGGGATAGCATCAACAACTTTTCCTAACTCAGCAATTACGTTAGCAGCAGTTACAGTAGTTCCTACTACATCAGTAACAGTTGCATCAGCAGTCATTAAAGTTACTAATCCGTCAAATTCACCAGCGTTAGCATTAACTCCAGCCCAGATGTTAGTTTCGTTCTTTTGTGCTACTTTAGCAGCAACGTGAGCGATTAAGAAATCAGCAAATGATGGAGGTAAGCTATCAAAAGCAGATACTCCCATTTGTACAGCCTCCCAGTCAGAACGGAAGTCTTTCTTACACAATTGTAAGTTTACTTGGAACTCCTCTGGTTGGATGATTCTTTCAGTTAATGTAACAGTTGATGTAGGATCA